TTGCGCCTGACCGGGACCGATCTGGACGTGGAGATAAGGACCAGCTTGCCGGTGCTCGACTGCCAGCCTGGCAGCGTAACTGTTCCCGGTAAGATGCTTGCGGACATCGCAAAGCGCGCAACGAGCGACATCACCCTTGAGCTGGACGCAGCTAGCGGTGGAGGCCGCCTTACCGTCGCGTCGGGTCGCAGCCGTTACAAGCTCGACGTTTTGCCCGCCGAAGACTTTCCGTCCTTCAGCGCAGGGAAGTTCGACACGACGCTTGAGCTGGATCTGGCTACGCTTGTCGCGCCGTGTGTGCACTGTATTTCGACAGATGAGACACGTTACTACCTGGCTGGCGTCTATCTGCATGCTGTCGACGGCCGATTGGTTGCTGTCGCAACCGACGGGCACCGGCTGATGCGCAATGTCGGCCCTGCCGGTGCTTTGGACTACGGTGTGATCCTGCCGCGCAAGCTGGTCGGTCTACTACCGAAAGGTGCTGTTACGGTCGAACTGTCCCAGAACAAGGTACGCGTCACGTCTGGCTCGACGGTTATCACGTCAAAGCTGATCGACGGCACTTTCCCTGACTATGTGCGCGTAATCCCAACCGGCAATGTGAACATTCTGACCGTTGACCGACATGCGCTCATGAAGGCGGTCGAGCGTGTCGCCGCCGTTGCGGACGACAATTCTCGAGCAGTGAAATTCGCGGTGGGTGACGTGCTCCGACTGATGCTGGCTGACAAGGCCAGTGATGAAGTTGAGGCGACATTCGAGGGCGAGCCTTTGGAAATCGGTTTCAACGCCCGATACGTCAACGACATGCTTGGTGCATTGGATGAAACCAGCGTGCGCTTCGCGATCGGCGATGCAGGCTCGCCTGCCGTCGTTAAGGGCGAGGGCGAGTGGACCGGCGTGCTGATGCCGCTACGGGTGTAGGGCATGGCAACCCTCCCAAAAGCTGAATCCAGCACTGTTCGCGCCATCTACGCAGCTTACGAGGCCCAGGCTAAGTCCTGGGACTCGTGGGGCATCAGCGTGGGCGAGGCTGGCACGGAATGTGACAGAGCCTTGTGGTTCGGATTCCGCTGGGTCTCAGCGCACGAGGTTCATTCTGGTCGCCAGCTTCGGCTGTTCGCCACTGGCAATATCGAGGAAGATCGGCTGGTTGCCGACCTTGAGCGCATCGGCGTCGATGTTTACGGGCAGCAGGACAAGATCAGGCTGGTGTCTGGCTTTGTTCGCGGAAAGTGCGACGGCAAAGCCATGGGCGTGCCAGAAGCGCCGAAGACCGAACACTTGCTGGAATTCAAGTCGAGCAACGAGAATGGCATCAAGGAACTTCAAAAGCACGGCTGCCAGAAGGCCAAGCCATTGCATTACGCCCAGTGCCAGCTTGGAATGCACGATTTCGGATTGACGCGCTGTCTGTATCTGGCGTCGTGCAAGAACACCGATACGCTTTATGCCGAGCGTATCGAATACGATATCGAATTCTGTCTGAGGTTGCTAGCACGCTGCGAACGCATCGTGTTTTCCGACGAGCCGCCCAGCCGGATTAGCGAAGATCCGGAGTTCTTCGGCTGCATGTTCTGTCGTCACAAAGGCGTCTGCCATGAAGGCGTCCAGCCGCGCGTGAACTGCCGTACCTGCCTTCATGTTCAGCCTGAGCATGGCGGCGATTGCCACATGTCATGCGCGCGCTGGAACAAGCCTTTGTCGATCGATGAACAGCGCGACGGCTGCCCGGCGCACCTTTATCTGCCGGGGCTGATAAATGGCCAGCAGATCGATGCTGACGAGGTTGCGGAAACTGTTACGTACAGGCTGGCGACGGGTGAGATTTGGGTGGATGGATTGAGGGGAGAGGCGAGTGGTCAGGACCAGTATTGGGAGAGTTGGCGATAGTGCACAGACAAGCATGCCAAAATTTCGGCTGCGCCAGTCTTCGCCTGATCAAGAGAATCTTCTGCCGTAGACAAATCTTTCGAAGCATTTAATTTCGAAAGGGCTTCGATGTCTTCACGCAATGTTTGAACTAGACCATAAATATAGGGCGGCACATTAGGCCTCCATGTTTCCAGTTCGTCTTTTGTCGGCCTATAAAAATAAAGCTTCTCTTGGTTTGAAAATGTTGCTGCAATCTCGGCGCCCATGACGGATGCGTTTGTTGTGCTTCGGGCGAAATGGCTCACATTTGCAAGGCATTCTAGTTCTTGGCGAAGCGAACGTTTTACGTTGGCAACGTGCTGCCGTCGATTTGCATCCATCTGCTGCTTGGCGACAACTACGCCAACTAGAACTGGAGCCCCCGTGACTATAGTGCCGTAAGTGTCACCAAATTTCAGGAGCGCACCAAGCGTGTCGGTCTCAGACGCTAATAGAGATCCGAAGATGAAGCTGCAGTACGCGGTGTAACTGATGGCTAGAACATACAGCGCCGCTGTCCAAATTTTTTCACTATCAAACAAGGTAACGCCCCCAAATGCTAACCTTACGCGATTATCAACGCGCCGCAGTTGACGGCCTTTACGACTACTGGCGCGAACAACCCGGCTCACCTCTTATCGTGCTTCCGACAGGTGGCGGCAAGAGCCTCGTGCTGGGCACGATCTGCAAAGAGCTGATTGAAGGCTGGCCTGACATGCGCGTGCTCGTCGTGACACATGTTCGCGAGCTCATTCTCTCGAACTATCAGGAGTTGCTGAACATCTGGCAGTTTGCGCCAGCGGGTATCTTTTCGGCCGGCGTAGGTCGTCGGGATGCGAAGGCCCAGATCGTTTTCGGCGGCGTGCAGACCATCGCAAACAAGGCGGAGCAGATCGGCCATATCGACGTCGTTCTGGTCGACGAGGCCCATTTGATGCCGCGCAATTCGGAAACGCAGTATGGCAAGCTGATTGAAGGCTTGCGTTCCATCAATCCTGACCTGAAGCTGGTCGGTCTCACAGCTACGCCTTATCGCTTGGGCGAGGGGCTTTTGACGGAAGGTGACGGCGCACTTTTCGACGACATCTGCTTTGAAAAGCCGATCGGCGAGATGATCGAGGAAGGCTATCTCTGCCGTCCAATTTCAAAGGGCATGGCAACGTCATTCGACTTATCTGGCGTCGGTAAGCAGGGCGGCGATTACAAGCAGAATGCATTGCAGGCCGCAATCGACAAAGACGATATCACGGCTTCCGTGGTGGACGAGATCATCACGTATGGCACGGCGTCGGGTGCGGAGCGTAAGGCTTGGCTATGCTTTTGCAGCGGGGTTGAACATGCCCGGCATATGCGGGACGAAATCCGTAGCCGCGGATTTAGCTGCGAGACGGTGACCGGCGACACGCCGACCGGTGAGCGAGACCGTATTCTGGCTGACTTCAAAGCTGGCAAGATCCGTGCATTGACGAATAACTCGGTGCTGACGACAGGTACGAACCTGCCGATCATCGATCTGGTCGCGTTTTGCCGCCCGACCTTGTCAGCGGGCCTTTACGTCCAGATGGCGGGTCGTGGCCTGCGGCTATATCCCGGCAAGGAGAACTGCCTCTTTTTGGATTTCGCGGGTGTTGTTCGCAAACACGGGCCCATCGATGCAGTTACGCCGCCTGGGATGAAGAAGGGCGACGGGGAAGCGCCGGTCAAACAGTGCCCGCAAGAGCCTGACGATCGTGGTCTAGTTGGTTGCGGCTCGCTGATCCACGCTTCGCTGCACACCTGCCCTGATTGCGGTTACGAATTCCCGGTCGATGAAACGCCGAAGATATCTGCGCAAGCTGAAGACGTACCGATGTTGTCGAAGGACAACGCCAGCACACGTCAGGTGGAACGGCGCACCTTTGCATACCACGAAGGCAAGGGCGGCAAGCAGGACAGCGTGAAGGTGTCTTACTGGGTTGGAATGTCGCCCATCAATGAATGGCTCGGCCCTGCGCATACCGGCTTCTTTAAGTCTAAGTCAGACAGGTGGTGGCGAAAGCACGGCGGTCAGGCACCGTTCCCCAAAACCGTGCTGGAATTCATGGAGCGACAGAACGAATTGCTGGCAACCGCAGAGATTGTCGTGAAGCCGAACGGCAAATACTGGGAAGTTGTCGACGCCCTGCCAGGTGTGGCCAATGACAACGTGCCGGAGGCAAGCAACGACAATGTGCCGGCATCAAACTATGGCCGCGTATCTGCCGGGCTGGCTGAAATATTGGACGACGATATTCCGTTCTAGGGAGTTCCGCATCGCGCGCTTGGGCGGGGGGCTTGGGGACGCGCGATGCGAGTGCAATCCGGAGGAGTGCACCGCCAAGATAGGGTTACATTAGCGATTGACGAAATAACAGAATGTAACGGTTGCCAATATTTGTCATTGCAACTGCATGAAATAGAAAAGCCCGCTTCGCGATTGGGAGGAGGAGCGAAGCGGGCCGATCTGAAAAGCGCGACTGGGAGGAGGAGTGCCGCGCTCAAGGTCCAGTTTCTGGGAGGAGGAGTGAAACTGAACGAGGCGTAGATAGGTCCACCACCCGAGCGTTGCAAGGGTAAAAATTGCATAGCTGATATGCAGGGAAAATTAAAAAACCGCCCGGCAGCGGACGGCGCGCGCCTGGGCGGTCTAACTCCCTCCCAAGAGTGGCGCGAATATACATAAACAATCGCCGCATGCAACAGTTAAATCCAAGTAATAATTACACTAAATCAGTAGGATTAAGTTTAGCGAAATAAACCAGACCATTAACGGGATACGCCGCGAGGCATGTTAACTTACCAAAACCAACCACTGAAACACGAGGAGATACCATGCAGAACAAAGCTGACAACACGAAAGCGCAGAATTACCTGGCCTATGATGTCACCGTGCTTGAACGGGAATTCGCCGACTTGGTCGTGGCATACCCCGAACTGGCCGAAGACGACGAACTGCGCGCGGATATGATCGAAGGCGAGACAGACACCTATCGCGTGCTTGGCAAAATTATAGCAATCGAGCGCGATGCCAACAGCATGGCGCTTGCTATTGGAGAACGCGCCAAGGACTTGGCCGCCCGAAAGGATCGATACGCCAGACGTAAAGATGCCATGCGGGCCTTATTGCTACGGCTGCTGAAGGCTGCCGACTTGAACAAGGTGAGCTTACCGGAAGCAACTGTGTCGGTCGGCAAAGGGCGCGCCGGGGTTGAGATTGTGGACGAAGCCGCTGTGCCTGCGCGTTTTTTGAAGGTTGTGAAATCGCCTGACAAGACGCTTATCAAAGAGGCGCTGGATGCTGGGAAGATCGTCAAGGGAGCCGTACTGCGCGAAGGTCAGCCCACGCTTACGGTGAGGGCGGCGTGATGGCGAAGCTAGATCCCGCGGATTATGTGCCACGCATCAAACGGTTGCGGGAGCAAGGTATGGGGCTGGACGAGGCAAGGAAACAGGTGGACCGCGAGTACCTTCTGAATGCCATCGACGAAGCACGCAACTTCTATGAACTGCGCGGGGTTATGCGCGCCTGTATGGAGAAGGTGTTGTGACGGTTTGCCCCAAATGCGGAAATGACAGTGGCGATGACTGGTCGCAATGTGTCGGTGGGTGCCCGATGGTCGTATCACCGTATTACGATGAGTATTTGGGCGATGATTACAAAGCTAACGTCGCCACATACGACGACTGGTTTCCTGACCTCTACAGCCCGATTGCTGCTGTGCTGCAAGGCAGCGCACCCAGCCTATAACCAACCACCCCGCCAGCCACCAACTGGCGGGTTACCACCACGAAACACGAGGAGATGAGGATGCGCATTGAACGCATTGGCGACGCCGTTCTTTACAACGGCGACTGTCTCGAAGTCATGGCCAGCCTTGAAAAGGTGGACCATGTGATCGGCGATCCGCCTTATGAGAAAGAAGCTCACAGATCGATGCGACGAACGCAGAAATCGATCAAGACCGGCGCCAATGCCGACCTAGATTTCGCTGCCATAACAGAAAGCCTTCGAGACCATGTTTCGATAGCTGCGCACCGACTATCGCGCGGGTGGATACTCTTCTTCTGTCAGGCGGAAGCAGTCGGAATCTGGCGCGACAGTCTCGAAGCTGCTGGCAGTAAGTACAAACGGTCCATGATTTGGGTGAAGCCAGACAGTACACCGCAGCTAAACGGACAAATGCCGGCAATGGGATATGAATCCATGCCGTTGTCTTGGTCTGGCGAAGGACACAGCCGATGGAACGCCGGTGGAAAGCGCGGAGTTTACACTCACCTTACAAATCAGCGCGACCGTGACGGGAGACATCCGACCGAGAAACCGATCCCGTTGATGACAGAGCTTCTGGCTGACTTTACCAATCAGGGACAGACGATCCTCGATCCATTTATGGGTTCGGGAACCACCGGTGTTGCCTGCGCGCGTATGGGGAGAAAGTTTATCGGTATTGAACTCGATTCAAAGTATTTCGACGTTGCATGTGAGCGCATCGAGAAGGCATATGCTCAAGGCGATATGTTTGTTGAAGCGCCACGGAAAGCGCTGAAGTCTGCCGATCTTTTTGCCGCCAACGACAATTACGCGGAGGCTGCAAATGCAGCCTGACGCCGACATCTGCCACGTCTGCGCCCGCCACGCCGTAGGCCTCGGTGTGCAAGCAGACCGTGAACCTATCCGCTGGCTGTGCAAGGAATGCGCCGACAT